CGTTGACAAACCAAAATGCTCTATTAATTGTACCTAATATGTCATCACCGTACAAAGAGATCACGACGTTAGCCATAATCTCAGCATAGGTGAGAATACGATTGAAGATTTCCATCCCCATACGTAAGAATACATAGAACTTGATTCGGGTGTGAGACCAACAGTTATCCACGGTTGTATTGTTCGAACCGCTAGAGTTTCCGTCTGGCCTCTGGAACATGGTACCGTCGTTAGTTACACATGTGGGGTATAAAGTGTTATACTCTACAAACTCATATGTGTATTTAAAACGTTCCCATAGTTCGGCAGATTTAGAACCTGGAATGTCCTTTTCGGGGAAAAGAAAAAACCGCCGGTCGTCATAAACAGGTCTCAAACCTACATCTCGATCATACCCGGAAACGTCTTCCATATAATGTAGGGGATCTTCGAATGCTAGCTCGTGAGCTGTGCAAAGTCGATGAAAACCGCCATACTGTTTTATGAAACCGTACCGTGGCCAATGAGTGCGATAAGAGTGCGCGTACTTCTTCATCCTATGATTCTGTTCGTCAAAAAAAAACTTCTGATGAATCAAGAACGGTAGTTCAGGATTAAAAATTGTACGCAACTTAAAATTGTCTATGTCTTCCAGGGGCAAATACTCGTCCTTAGAGAAAACACTCCAAATTGGTGTGTGGCATCGAGCTACCTCCTCGGGGAAATTAGGATCCGCAAGGAGTTCACTCTTTGTCTTAAAGCCCATCGATGAATAAGGTTTGCCAACCGAAGTAGACATATTTATATCATAAATGAGTGAAAAATTATTATCATGCTGATAATCAAACATGCGGCGGGTATACTCGCCTGCGAAGTGCCATAAGGGATCATCCTCCGGAAAAGGGAGGCGAGCCTTATCGCATTTCTTTATTGAGTGTATGTAACGTTCCTCAGTATGAATCGCGCGCCTACATCCAACAAGAGGCTCCAAAGAGGTGTCTCCAGTTTCCTGAACGTAAGCTTGGTAAATTGGATCGATGCTCGAAGCATCTATATCCTTAAAAGATCCAGACTTGAGGGCAGAACAAGTACCCATATTTT